TTACCATACATATTCGCTTCAAATAACTCACTTTTACTAATGGGGATATTTTTGAAATCAGGATTAATTGAATCAGCTTCAAATAATACAAAACCTTCCATGGCATTGGGACGATATCTTTTTAATGAATATTCACCATTATAGCTGAAAACAACAATATCACCATCATTATAGAGCGATTGTTCAATTGGTTTTACAACAATTAATGAACCGTTAGGAATTATTTTATCCATTGAATCTCCATTAACATGCATAGCAAATAACTTATCGGATAACATCGATTGTGGAAGCAAAAATTTTGGTAATTTTACGGTTTTGACATCCCATACATCAATACTTTCTAACTCTGCTAGAGCCCCAGCAGCAACGTCACCATATAGAGGAAGTTCAATATCTGTATCATGGCATTCAGATGTTTGGAAAGTTTGAACGGATGGTTCTATTCCTAAGAGAAAATCTGCTGAAACACCAAACAATTCGGCTAGGATTTTTAAATCCTTTCCTTTTGGGAAATTTTCGTCACTTTCCCATTTAGATATAGTAGTATAAGTTTTTGCGCCAACTTTTTCAGCCAATTCTGTTTGAGTTAAATGTTTTTTTTCTCTTAAAAATTTTATGCGACTTCCTAAAGTCCTCATTTCAACACCCCTTTGATAAGTATAATATATCATTGGTATGATTTTAAATCAAGTTGTTGTTTTATAATGTATTAAATAATAATCTAGAAAGTGGTAAAACAGTGGCGTGATAATAAATCATATAAATTTATTGACACGTGATTTTAAATCATATAACATAGAGATATGACCAGGAGGTGGCAGGTTGATAACAATCGCAGAGTTGCGAGCTAAAAATGGAAAGATGTCTCAACGAACCTTAGCGAGAGAAATTGATACAACACAGACATCAATTAGCAACTGGGAAAAAGATCCACTATCAATGAATGCTGAAAATATAGTTAAATTATGTCTTTATTTTAATGTTACATCTGATGAAATACTTGGTATTAAGAGAGAATAAGGTGTTTTTGCACGTTGTATATGATTTTAAATCATATCCGTGGTGTGAGATAAGATAGAATCTAAAGTTAAAAATTTGTTTTAAGAATAAATAAGAAATGGAGCGTGACAGTTATTTTAAAATTTTCATTATTGGTACTATTTTTCACAATTATATCTACAACGGCTTTATTAATTGGAAATATTTATTTAGTAAAAAAAGGTAAGTAATGTGGTGTGTTTATTTAGCACTAACGTTTTCATTAACTTTACAAAATCAGAGGAGAGTGGCGAATGAATAAAACGATGATCAATAATCGTTATTACATTAAAAATAAAAATAAAATCGAATTTGTTAAAAAGCTAGCTGATGCAGGTCTTCGTGGTCATGAAGTAATTAAAATAAAGACGGAAAAACAAGTGCGATCAAGCGCAGATAGAGATCATTATTCCTACCAACGCTATAAACATCATGAAACGAGTGTTGAGTTTTTATATGTCGCATTGTTAGAGATTACTTGTCAATGAAATAAGTGTTATAAAAACTAACTTTACTAATAAAAGGAGGACAATGAATGAGCACACAAGACAACTTAATGATTGAATTAGAAAACTACAAAGAAGTACGACCAAGTGATTTAAATATGAGGAAAACTGTCAAAAATGTGGAATTACTTATAACCGCCTATAAACAAGAAGCCATAAAAGCAGGTGTGAGAGCAGCTCCAAAGGTGACCGCAAGTTATTCTATTGTGCCTCCAACATATGGTAATGACTTCCATAGTACAACAGAAAGTGCAGCATTAGATAATATTGAGAAATTTGAAAAGATGGAATACTTTGTAAAAAAAATCAATCAGGGGTTGGAACGAATCGAATGTGTTTTGGATCCTGAACGAAGAGAACGACGTAAAGTTATATTCGTGGACAAGTTTATTATTGGGTCTAATAAAACTAGGATAATGGAAAAATTAATGATTGAGCACACTACATACCATATGGAACTGAATATGGCAGTGACTGACTTTGCATGTGAATTAGGAATTGAACAAAGAGTAACAACATAGACGTTCAAAATTTCTATTAACGAGATACCATCAAAAGAGCTAGTATCTTTTTTTATGGGATAAAATAAGAAAGGAAAAGCAACGAATTTTCTCCGTATTATCGAGGTATTAAGAAGACACTTTTTAGGTGAAATAAGGTGTTAAGATGATAGTAGTTAAGAGTTTCAAACAGCAGAAAAGCTATCGATGAAGATACCAGCAAAAGAGCTAGTATCTTTTTTTATGGGATAAAATAAGAAAGAAAAAGCAATGAATTTTCTCCGTACTATCAAGGTATTAAGAAGACACTTTTTAGGTGAAATAAGGTGTTAAGATGATAGTAGTTAAGAGTTTCAAACAGCAGAAAAGCTATCGATGAAGATACCAGCAAAAGAGCTAGTATCTTTTTTTATGGGATAAAATAAGAAAGAAAAAGCAATGAATTTTCTCCGTACTATCAAGGTATTAAGAAGACACTTTTTAGGTGAAATAAGGTGTTAAGATGATAGTAGTTAAGAGTTTCAAACAGCAGAAAAGCTTAATTTTACTGGGGAACATCTTTAAGACTTACTCGTCCGTTTCCGATTGTTGTGGACGTTAAATAAAACACGTTGGTATCAAATGCGCAGTAAATTGTTAACATGTTAATGAAAAATGAAATATTTCAGCAACGCTGCCACTGCAGAGCAAGCGAAGCAAACAAAGATTAAAAAAACTATTAAAAGGGAGATTTTAAAAATGACTGAAGCAAAAAAAGGAATTGACGTTATTCTATTATACCGTATTTTAAAAAATGAAAAGGATGGGGCAGCTTGGAAGATGGCATTCCAAACGGAACATAGTAATGCTAAAAGCCGTGACAATGAAGCAGTTCCGACCAAGGACGGTCCATTGCAAAATATGGCACCGATTGTTTATGAGTTTTCAGCGACATCGATTATTGCCAAAGGAGATACCTACATTGATGAATTAGATGATGCTTTCGATGCAGCTGAAATTATCGAAATTTGGGAGATTGATAAAGCAGAAAAAGGCACAGAAAAAAACAGTGATAAATTTAAAGCAACATATTTCCAAGGTTATGTTTCAAGTTTTTCAAAAACATCCAATTCTGAGGATGGTCTAGCACTAGAAATGGAATTTGCTATTAATGGTGTCGGACAAAAAGGTTATGCAACTTTGACTGAGGAACAAGCGAATGTGGTGTCATACGTGTTTAAAGATACGGTCAAAGCTGAAGAAACTGCTGGGAATAATAATTAACAGATCGATAAAATTATATCAACTATACAAGTAGAAGCTAGGGAAACCTAGCTTCTTTTTATTACTAAAGGAGGAATTGTAATGGAGTTAAAGATTAATGGAGAAGTTAAGGTGTTTATTTTTGGAATTAAGTTTGTACGTGAATTGGATAAAAAGTTTTTTATCGAAAACAACGGCATGAAATTTGGTACTGGATTATCAACAAAACTAATTGAAATTCATTCAGGTAGTATTGTAGCGCTAGCTGATGTATTGCATTGTGCCACTTCAACAGAGGCGAAACGACCAGCATTAGAAGATATTGAAAGTTATTTAGAATCGTGTGATAAAATCGAAAAAGTATTTGAGGAAACCTTGGCCGAGATCGAAAGTAACAACGCGGGAAAGCTAATAGCCAGAGATACGAAAAAAGCGATGAAAACAAAATAATCCTCAATTCACTCGAAAACTATGAACAAATTATTATTAATTGCTTTCGACATTTGAACATGACAGAACTAAAAAAAATTGAGCGTATGACATTTTATGAATACACGCTCAAGATGACGGCATTTCAATTAAAGATGGTAGACGAAGACTATGCGCTGCATAAAGCCGCTTGGCTAGCACAACAAGTTAAAGCTACGAAAAAAATGGGCAAAGAAATGCGGCCGTATTACACATCATTTGAAAAATTTTATGACTATGCGAAACGTGAAAGAATGGTGTTAGGTCAGGAAGAAGAAGCATTAAAGGATAACGACTTTTCAGATTTAATGATGAAAGCGAATAAATAGGAAAGGAGAAAAAAATGGGAACTAATAAAACAGGCATGGAATTAAATATAGACAATAATGGTTTTGTTTCTGGAATTACAACAGCCATTGATAAAACAAAAGAAATAGCTGATGTATCATTTGGTGCAGCACAAAAAATAGCAGAAATGGGTTCAGCACTCGCAGGAATATTTGATAAGATTGGCGTGTTCAGTTCAATTTCAGAAGGTGCTAAAACAGCGATGGGTGATATCGAGGGTGCCATCGACAATGGGTTAAATAATCTCTTTTTAGAAATTGCAAAAACACTTAAATCTGCTGATTTAGGTGCCTTTGATGAACTTGTTACCCAGATAAATGGCGTTATTAGTCAAATTGTCTCGGTGATTGATCAAGGGTTTGGCGTTATCATCTCGTATATCCCGAAATTAATGGAACCAGTCATGGTTTTTCTCAGTTATTTTCAAGAACATAGTGAAACGTTGATTCCAATTATCACGGCTTTAGTTGCCGCCTTTCTCACAGTTGGGACAGTTGTTGTCGTGTTGATTAAAGTAGCAGAAACGATAGCGACTGTGAAAGCATCGATTGATCTTTTTAAAGACGGACTAAAGCTTGTATCTAGTCCAATGGGAATAGCAGTCCTTGCAATTATGGCATTAGCTGCAGTTGCAATACTCGTATATGAAAACTGGGAAAAAATTAGCGAATTTCTTTCGAATTTGTGGACGGCAATAAAAGATAAAGCAGTCGCTATCTTTACTGCAATTGTTGACTTTTTCAAAAAATGGGGAGGCACTCTTTTGTCTATATTAGGAGGACCTATCGGTATTGTGGTTGGTTTAATAATTAGACATTGGGATACGATTAAAGCGAAGACTATCGCAGCATTTAATGCAGTGGCAAACTTTTTAGGCGATTGTTGGAATAGTATTGTTGGTTTTTTCCAAGGTGGCGTTGACAAAGTAGCTGTTTTTATCGACAAAATGATTGGTGTGTTTAACATCATAAAAGAATTTAGTTTAGTTGATGCTGGTAAAGCAATCATTGATGGATTTGTTAATGGGTTGAAAGCCGCATGGGAAGCGGGTAAAAAATTCGTTAGTGGCATCGGGGATTGGATTAAAGATCATAAAGGGCCAATTTCATATGACAAACGTTTACTCGTTGAAAATGGTCAAAGTATTATGTTTGGTCTTGATAAAGGTTTGCAAAATGGTTTTGGCGACGTTATGAGTAATGTTAACGGCATGAGCCATTCCATTAGCGCTTCTTTTATAGCTGATGCGAGTCAAAGTAATACTGCAACAACATAACCCGCCCAGTTCGTAGTTAATATTGGCAAACAAAATTTCACAGCATTTGTTGCAGATATTTCTGATGCGATGGGTGGCGAAACACAAATCAATATGCAAATTTAGGAGGTGAGTTTTTAGATGTACACATTTAAAGATGTAAAAAAAGATCCATTTAGAAAAATGAAGTATATACCAACATCAGCTATGCGTTATGATGGATTTTTGTTGGAAGATATATTGGAAGGTTATACAACATTAAAAGTTGAAGGTCGCGAAATGACATCCATCGTTTTGGAAAGTACAGAAGCACAAATTGGTGCAGTCATTACGAATCAACGATTGCCAGCACGTATCATCACGGTCACTTATAAACTTCAGAATAAGAATGCGTTAGAATTACAACGCGATTTTAAAGAGTTAATGTTTCGTTTGTATCGTGAGGAAGATGTCGCTATTTCATTTGAAGACGAACCGACGACAACCTACTATGGACGCTTTGAAACAGCGGATACAGTAGAAGGAAGTTCGAACAATATTATCAGTACGTTTACACTTTTTTGTTCTGACCCTTATAAATATGGTGCTGAAAATATAACAATCGGTGCGATTAATCATCATCTCCATTACCCAGTTACACCAATAACTGTGACTGCTAAAATGACAAAAACGTCCACTTTATCAATTGTGAATGGTTCACAAACGCTTAAAATAACGAGTGAAACTTTAGCAGTCAATGACGTGGTACTTTTTGACTTTAAAAACGGCAAGGTGTTTGTTAACAATGTCGATCGCACAAATTTACTCGACTTGGATAGCGATTTTTCAAATTTTCAATTAAAAACTGGCGATCGAGTGACCAGCGATGTTGCAACGCTGTCAATTGTGTATAGGAGTGTGGAGTTATGAGTGTCTACTTTTTTGATAATAAACAACAGTTAATTAAAATGAAGAACAATCGCACACTAATGCAATGCCTGCAAGAACAGGAAATAACAAGCGATAAATCTGACTTATTAAAAGATACTTTAACGGTCAGTTGTTTGTATGATAGTGAACTTGAACAAGCAGAGTACATTGCAGTTAGAGAGCGCAAGTCAGTTTATTCACTTTATAAAATACAAGAAGAGGAAATTGATGCGGAGATAATGAACTTTAAAGGCATTAATTTTGGTCTCGATGAGCTGAGTAATTATATCGTTAAGGAAGAGCAATCTCAGAAACATACATTGACTGAAATAGCGAAGCAAGTCGTTAAAGCAACAGACGGAGAGTGGCATGTAACGGGGATAGTAAACAAGGTAGCCAGTGCAACTTTTCAATATATCTCGGTTAAAGATGCGCTGAAAACGATTCAGTCGTTAGGCTGTGAGCTGCTATTCAGATGTGAAATTAGCGGTACAGGTATTTCAAAAAAATGGATTGAGTTACACGATAAAATTGGAAAAGAAAGCACTAAACGTTACGAAGTTGGCAGTACGGCGCTAAAAGTTGTACGTACTAAAAATCGTTCCAATATCATCACAAGTATTGTTGGTCGAGGAAAGGGTGAAGATGTTGGTGATGGTAAAGGTAAACGTCTAGGTTTCGAAAAAGTTGACTGGAAAACACCTGTCGTCAAACCAAAAGGGCAGGCTTTTCTGGAATTGAAAGAGCTAACTAAAGTGCATGGTATCCCAATGAAAAATGGCGGAATGCGCAGGCGAGAACAAGTGGTTGTTTTTGACGATATTGAGGATGCCAAGGAACTATTAACAGCCACTTATCAAATGTTAGTAGATAATTCTCGACCGTTGGTACAATTTTCAAGCGAAGTGATTGGCGCCAGCTCGATTGGAGATAGAGTGAGTATTCACGATTATGACAAGGGCTATCATTATCAAACACGTGTCTTTTCAGTTAAGTATGATCGTTTAACAAACAAAGTAGACACAAGTTTAGGTGATAATTTACAGGGGTCTTCGGCTACAACACAGCTTGCCAACGTACAAAATGGCGTATCTGAATTGCAGAGTGTCAAAATGAATTTTTATGATTCAACTGAAGTAAGTAAGTGGCAAAGTGATATTATTCGCGGAGCTAAAGGTGGATCAGTGTTGTTAATGTCACCGTGGGATGCAAAAAAAGGTGAATCAAGACAACCTTATCAGATGGTTATCATGAATAAAGAGAGCTTAAAAGAATCGGATCACTTCTTAGTGATGAATTCGGAAGGCATCGGTTTTATTAATGGCGATTTTGACAAAGATAAATTCGAAACAGCTTGGACAATTGATGGTGAATTTAATGCGAATTATATTCGTGCGGGTGTGTTAAGCGGTATTTTGATTAAAGGTAATATCATAAAATCAATTGATGAGGATGAATTTCAAATTGTTTTAGACGGTGGTCAGCTGACATTTGAAAGAAAAGTTGAAGGTGAGGAGATTGAACATCAACATGGTGAAGTAATCGCATCAATTTTACCAACATATTCGGAAGGTAAAGCTAATGGTGTTGCGTTCATTCAAGAACAAGGACAAATTTTATCACTTAATAGTGGAGTGAAATCCTTATCTAGGGCTGTGGTTCAAATTCCGGCATCATCAACTGCAGATAAACGGCAATTAAACCTCTTTGGTGAAGTAAGACTTGAAGGTGATTTTTATGTCAATGGAATTAAAATTGATGGCAATGGCGGAACGGATGGAGGAAATGATGGTTGGAATGGTCAATATCCACCTGAGGTAATAAGTGACATTGATAAGCGAGCTTGGGCGATTTGGAGTACATTAAGAGGGCATAGCTACAGTAAAGCGGCATCTGCAGCGATACTCGGAAATATCCAAGGTGAATCGGGTCCCCAAATGAACCCTGATACCGAACAAGTCGGAGGACCTGCATACGGACTTGTGCAATGGGATGGTTCTGCGTATCCACTTGTTGGCCAACCGACCGACAATGGTCGTGAATACGTCCAAAGGTTGATGAAATCAGCAAACATCACTGACGATTACAGAACAATTGTGCCACAGGTCAATCTAATTGAGTGGAGTATGAAATCGGGTCAATGGATTGGAGCTATCGAACCAAAAACAGTCAGTGGATTCAAAGCATCAACATCACCGAGAACAGCAGCAGGAGCATTCCTTTATAATTTTGAAAGACCTGCCGCTGCACATCCTGAGCGTGAAGATTATGCTCAGGCTTGGTATGACAAGTTTAAAGATTTAAAACAGCCGGGCGGGAAATACGGTATGCCAGTTGCACCAGGTTATCAAATCACTTCGTGGTTTGGCGATCGTGATGATCCATTGAATCCGGGAAATATAGTAACGCATAAAGGAATGGACTTTGCTGATAAAAGTGGAAGTCCTATTTTTGCGGCCGAAAGTGGTGAGGTTATTGCTTCGTTACCAACAGCATCAAGTGGTGGTTTTGGTGAATACATCGTTATCAAGCATGCCGATGATAATTGCACCGGTTATGGGCATTTAACGACAAGAATGGTTAATATCGGTAAAAAAGTAACAAAAGGGCAACAAATTGGAACAATGGGTTCAACAGGACAATCAACAGGCCCGCATTTGCACTTCTCTGTGGGAGCAGATTTGTGGGGACCCTATCAAGATCCTGCACCCTATTTAGGATTAAAAAGACCATAAGGAGGAATTAAAATGACAGTATATCAATTTAAGTTAAGTACAACAGCTGTTGCGAATCAAGTGGAATTAATTAGAGTGAGACAAGATGATGATGAATCACAAATTTTCCGTGCAACGATCTTTGAAGATGGGAAAGTGAAAAATTTAAACGGCGTATCCGCAGAATTTAATATGGTTGATGCACAGCACCATATTGTGGTTGATGACGCACGAATTGTGGACGCGACAAATGGTATTGTGGAATATCAATTGCGTAAAGAGGCGATGTTATCTGTCGGGCGTTGTAATGCTTATTTTAGTTTTAAATCAAATAAAGAAGTAGTGTATAGTACAAAAGATTTTAACTACAACGTCATTTGGTCAGCATTATCTTCACCCATGCACCAAGGGTGTGATTATGTTTGGACGGCCAGTGATTTAATCGATTCATTAAAGGATTGGATTGAACATGCAATGGGTGATTTTGATGACTGGTTCGAATCAGTCAAAGAAATTTTAGCAAGCATTGATCCTGGCGGTGTAATCCTGAATGAACTGCTAGATGCAAGAAAATCAGAACCGTTTAATACTAAATATAAATCTTTAAAAGAACGTGTAGATTATACAGACTCTATTTTGAAACCATTAAACGAGATCGAAAATAGTTTAGACTTAGAAACGTTTGAACCGATGTTTGTAGGGAATTTAGCAACTTTCCGAAATGCAGTAATGCAATCTTTTTGTATTGATATTAAAAGCAATCAGTATTATGCTACACAATCAGATGGGAAAAAACCAGAAGGATTTGTTCTATCACAAATTTCTCCAAATGGAAGTCAACTTTTGTCGAAAATGAATTTTATTAACGGTGGTCATGGAACAACTTTTGGTTTGGAAAACGAAAATGATACACTCTATATTTGGTCTTTTATCAGAAATGATCAAGGGGCAAGAAAGCTAATTAGAGTTCCATACAAAGCGGAGGGATCTATCCGTGATAACGAAAATCTTAAGGACTATACACCATTTAGTTTGACAAATATTTATTTTACACCAGTAATTGATGAAGTTAATGGTTATATGCTTATCAGACGAGGAGATTTGACTTGTGAACTTAGATATTTATCAGATATAAAAAAAGGTATCGATAGAGTACTATATACAGTTAATATACCGGAGACTGAGAGAGATGAAGAACGAGCAAGCCAAGGATCAGTTTCAAACGGTACAACATTATATTGGTACTCAGGGGTTACTACTACTGCTAGAGTAACTAAATATGATTTTAAAACTAATAAGTTGATAGGTACGCATGAATTTGACTTTCCAAATGAATCCGGAAATGGTTTTTCAGATAATTATATAGAGCCGGAAGGTCTAGCATATTATATTAATCCGCATAATGGAAAAGAATCATTACTCATGGGAATAACTGTTGGTGGAATGCAAAGACGTTACAATATTGTATATGCAATTCATCAACACGGGGCTCAAGAGCATTTTGATAGTATTAGGGCATTAGGTTCTCAAAATTATGCTTTGACACGAGGTGATGGAAGAGCACACTCAACACCTGAGGGGTTGAAAAAATTATCAGATTTGCGTGCAGCAGGAGAGTATTATTTAAATGCTAATGCTGCTTCTATTTTGACAGATTTACCATCTCCTCAGTTTAAAGGTGCGGGTATATTTGTGAAAAATATTACTCAACAAAATTATAAATCACGTCAAATTGTAACGAGATTTTCAACAACACGAAAAAATTTAACAATGGAGAGAAGTTTAGATTATGATGGGGTTTTTGGAGTTTGGTCAGTCCATGACTCGCGCAGCATCGTTGCTGAAAGCGTAAAACCAGAAGATTATAGTAATAAAATAAGTAATATTAAATTTGCAGGTGAATATTACTTTAATACAGAGAGTTCTATTTTATTTAAAGATCATCCAGAACCAGGTGTAGCCGGATGGTGGTTACGAGTCAGTTCTGGAAACTTATCTGGGGGATATGTTCAGGAATTAGTTAAATACTCTAAATCATCAGTAGTAATATATCAACGTATTATTAACCTTGATGGAGCAGGAGCCTGGAAAAAAACAATAGATGTATAAAATTTTAATAAAAAGGAGCTAGTTTTATGACAATAAAAAAAATAAATACACATTTTCTTGACTTTAATTCAAAGTTAAAACCATTATCAAATTTAAATATAGAGTTTTATGATCAAGATATAAACACATCAATTTTACGTTTTTCACTCAGACAATGCGAGATAGCGGTCAACCTAGCAGTCAAAAAAATGAATGCTTACATTATGTTGGTTGCCGAAGATGGAAGCAAGGTAAGAGATTATCTAGTAGTGTACGATGGAAAAAACGGAATAGTTAGTTATACAATACCAAAAGAATTTTTACAGCACACTGGCCGTGTAACAGGTCAAGTTTATTTGTATCATCAAGATAATATACTAGTAACAAGAACATTTTCTTTTATAATCAAAGATAGTTTAGTTAATAGTTTTAGTGCACAAACTAAATTGGAATATATCAAAACGTATGACGATTTAGAAACAGTTATTAAAAACAGAGTTGTAGAAATTGAAAAAGCGATTGCCAATGGTAGTGATTACGTTGCTGAAATTGAAAAAGTATCAGATAAGAGTCATGCGAAAATCCAAGTTGTCGCAAATAATGCATCTATAGCTGTTGATAAAAGTGTTGCAGATGCTAAGGTAGCAGTGGAAGAAAAATCCAATACAGTTATAAAAAAAGTTAAAGAAACTGCAGATAGTACCCTTGAAAAAATAGCAGAATATGGGCAAGTGCCAAAAATAACAGCGGATAATGGTGCCCCCAGGTTTGACTTAGATGCAACTAAAGACTTTTTCATTGAAACATTGACTTGGGGGAATGGTTTCTTTACATTCTATTTATCAGCTGGTGCAAAGAATAACCCCACGGGTTCGCTATCTTGGCTACGTGGATCAGTATCTATTTATGGAAAAAATATTGATGTAACTGCTTTTGATAAAAATGGAATTATGTATACCGTGCCATGCGTAAATGGTGTATATGGTAAGTGGAATAAATTTGTACAAGAAATGGAAACTACAAATTGGCAAAAATATGAAATGATGCCTGCGAATGGTATACGACCTAGATTACTAAATGGTACCGATTTGTTAACTCTAAAATCTGGATTTTATGAAGTAACTCAGTGTAAAAATAGTCCATTCTCTGAAACAGAATCAAGTTGGAAAGAGCTCGATGTAATTGAATCCGATTTAGGTAGAAAGATTCTTAGGTTAACAATAAGTGGAAATGGTCGTACATTTATAAGAACTGTCCATACAAATGGTGTTGGTGGGCGTGATTGGTGGGAGATACCAGATAAGGTAGAATTACAAAATGCAGTAAAAGAAAGTAAACCGGCTACTTTATGGCAAGGATCCGCTAATGGCGTATCGACTACAACTTATACATTAACTCAAGAAATTAACAGGTCCAAAAAAATATGTATCACGTATGATTTTCCAGGTGGAAAAGGTAAAGTTCAGATTGTTGATTTGAATAGTACAACAACTTTAGCAATACGAGACTTAAATTTAACGAATATAGATGCAAAAGGTGGCAGCCTGTATGAACTACAACTGGATTTTACCTCATTGAGTAATTTTAAAATAGTTATTGATTCAGTATTTGATTTAAATGGATCAGGTTCAATTAATCGTAAATCGTTTACTATTCGCAAAATAGAAGAGGTAGACTAATGCATGTAAAATTAAATAAAAAAAGTGAAATTATAAGTTACGCGATTGTGGGAAACATAAACAATAGTGTTGAAATTGAGAAACAAAACATATCTGAAAGTTTTGAAGATGATTTTAAACCATCGTACTTTGTATTTGAGGATGGAAAAATCCGTTTAAATAAAAATTATCAACAACCAAAAGATTTAGTCGTTGATGAATTGATTAGTATTAAAGATATTATTGTAATGAACGAAGAGTTACTGATTAAAAATGCAGGTTTAATGAATAGAATTGAAAAATTAGAAAATAAAGAGAGTGTGTGATGATGGCTAGTAGAACATTGTATAAAGTGGTTAAAAATGCGTATAATTCGAGTCGATACACGATGGATAATTTACGACTGTTAGTTGTTGCTAAAATGCTAACAACTCAACAATTTGAAGAGCTAACATCATTTGTTTTTTATCTGAGTGAGATGGGCGATGGTGATTGATGGAAAAAGATATCGAAACTGAAATTTTAGTGAAACTTGCTAAAATTGAGGAGAATACAAAAGGATTAGACGAGACCACAAAGATTGCTGGTACAGCTTTTCACTTAGCAAAAGAACTTGAAAAGCGTCAGGATCGTATGGATATTAGTAATAAATGGTCGTGGGGATTTATTATCACGCTAGGTATTACTTTAATCGGCTACTTTTTAACAAAATTATAGGAAGTGATAGTAGTGAAAAGTTATTTAGGTATCAATTGGAAAGTTCGTATTAAATCAAAAATATTTTGGATGGCCTTTATACCGGCGATTCTTTTTTTATGCTCAAAATTGTTGGTTTTATTTGGAATAGTGTTTGATTTTACACAAATTGAAGAACGATTATTGGATATAGTAGGAGCTGTTTTTAGCATCCTTGTTTTGTTAGGTGTTGTTGTAGATCCTACCACGATAGGTGCCGGAGACAGTGAACAAGCACAACGGTATGATGAACTGAGGAGAGGTGAGTAAGTAATGAAAGTTATTAATAATGCGGTCTGTCGCGGAGTCGCAGGCAAACATATTGGCAATGTTAAAGGTGTTGTTTTGCATAATACATGGGACAACAAGAGTGCAAACTCACATATTGAGCGGTTAGGGAAAATGAATAATAAACAACTTGAGGAAGGTTTTGCACACTATTATGTTGATGAAGAGACAATTGTACGCGTGGAAGATACATTCAATAAAGCATGGCATACGGCTAACGCAGAAGGTAATGCTTACTATATCGGTATAGAAGTAAAAGGAAATCGTCAAACAACAAAGCAAGTTTTTTTAAAAGCTGAACAAAATGCATTTAAACAAGCTTATGATGATTTAAAATACTATAACTTACCAATCAGCCGTAATACTGTACGTTTACATTGCGAATTCACTGCAACAGAATGTCCTAAACGATCATTAATTGAGCATTGTGGTTATGATAGTAATCAAAAACAACCTCAAGCGGTAATTGATAAACTGAAAGATTTTTTTATCGCTCAAATTAAAAAACAGGGTAATACGGATACCATTAAACCACCTGCTGCTCTCAAACTACAGGAATTTAAGCGTGTGGCGGAAAAAGGTATATTTTATCCTAATACAAGAGTAGCAATCAAACATACGCCTACACTTAAAGCTAAGCAAGAAGCTACGCTAGGTAAAGGCGAGTCAGTTATTTATGACAGCTATGTTAAATCAGATGGTTATGTTTGGGTATCCTATATCCGAAACAACGGTAAGCGAGGCTATGCGTGTTCTCGTGATGTTAAAACAGGTAAAGCTTACGGTGAATTTAAATGAAGTAAGCGAGGAGTTTTAAATCTAGTTTGATGTATCAACTAGATCAATTTAACATTTTCGAAAAGGATGTAAGAAAAATAAACGTATATCTATAGAACAATAGATAATAGTTCTATCTTAATTGATATGAATTCATCATTAAACAAAACTACAAAATTAGAATGAAATGAGGAATATAAAATGAATATTAGTAAAGTTGGTTTAGATTTAATTAAAGAATATGAAGGATTACGCTTAACTGCTTATAAACCAGTTGCGAGTGAGCAATATTGGACAATTGGTTATGGACATTATGGCCCTGATGTATGGGCTGGACAGGTCATTACCCGAGCTCAAGCTGACGCTTATTTACGCAGTGATGTTAGGAGATTTGAGAAAGCAGTGAACTCAGCAGTTAAAGTGAGTATTAACCAAAATCAATTTGATGCGTTGGTTTCTTTTACGTATAACTTAGGCGAAGGGACACTATATAGCAGCACTTTACTACAATATGTCAATAAAAAACAGTTTGGAAATGCTGCAGATGAATTTTTACTATTTGTGAATGCAGGCGGACAACCATTACCAGGGCTAGTACGTCGCCGTAAGGAAGAAAGAGCGTTATTTTTAAAAGCTTACAATGCCATTTTATGGCGCTATGCACGCGAAGATTTAAATTTACGAACAAAAGCAGATTGGAATTCTAGTGTAGGAGCAACGGTACCCTTGGGATATGCTGCACAGATTAATTACGGAGTACAATCAAATGATTTTGTGCAAGTCATTTTCCGAGAAAAGAAATATTGGTATAAGGAGAGTTTAACACTTTATTGGTATGATCAAGACCCGGCAGTTGTGTATACAGTAGTTACCGAAATTGGCTTCAGAGGACAGTCAAAATGGGATAGTAGAATTGTTGCTAAACGTAAAAAGGGAGACAAGGTCCGCGTGGTAGGAACATCACAAAATGGATGGCTTAAATGTGTTTTAGATGACACAGTAGGCTATATTCCAAACAATAGCATGTATTTAGTTAAGTAAGTAGAAAGCTCGTATCTTAATTGATACGGGCTTTTTTGTGTGTATTCCAGTATAATTCATCGTATAGTATTGCTAGTGAGAGTTAGTTGAATTAACTCAATCCCATAAAAGATAGGATGTTTAATATGGAAGAAATATATTTAGCAGGTGGATGTCTCTGGGGTGTACAAGCTTTTATCAAAACGATACCTGGGGTGCATAAAACAGAAGCGGGCAGAGCAAACGGTAATAGTGATAGCTTAGAAAATCAGTATGATGGTTATTCGGAGTGTGTAAAAATAACGTTTGATTCTCAAACATTAACAGTGGAAAGTTTAATGACGTATCTATTCGAAATTATTGACCCATACAGTATCAATAAGCAAGGTGAAGATATTGGCGAAAAGTACCGAACAGGCGTTTATAGTAAGAATAAAAAGCATTTGGAAGCAGCGCAACATTTTATTGACATACGCGATGATGCAGATCAAATTGCAGTCGAAGTCTGTTTACTGACAAATTATCTCCGTAGTGCTGAGGAACATCAGGATCGATTAGATAAATTTCCCAACGATTATTGTCATATTCCTGATATGCTGTTAAAAAAATATCGTAAAGTTTAATAAGGATCGAAAAAACTCTTTTTTCACTGAGAAAGTTTGTAGCAGGTATTTTATTTGTTGTATTAAAACAGTGCATTTAGGATTATTGCTGGAACATTTTTATTGGCTTATAAGATTTAAAATGCCAATTGTGGTAACATTAAGTTATAGATTCGAATAGATGCATATAATGAAAAGAGGTGTAATTATGGTAAAGTGGTATGGATCAGGTCAAGAGAGAGCTTCAGAAGCATTAGTGATTATTTCAAAAATAATTAACGCTTTGACAGTTGAAAATCACCGCCCATTAGTCTCTATTTTTGAAGAAGCATACAGAGAGTTAGAAAAACCAACACAATCACCAACACTTATTCTCAGTAGATTACAATTAAGTGTAAGTGTATGCTTAACTAAAAATGAAATTGTTTTACCTCGTGAAACCCAAGAATTATTGTCACAATTATCGTCGTTATCCTATATTAGATATGGGAGTTAATCTCTTTATGCTGTGGAAATAATAAATAATTACCATTGTAAAATGGATATATTCATAAGGAGGTGGTTGTCATTGCAATAACAGTTTGCTATGTAGAGGCGATTAGTGTCGATGAGTTGGAAAACAAAGTGAAAGAGCGTTTGCATGAATTACAGCTTGACCATGAGGTAAAAGGAGTAAACACTAGTGCAACATTTACTAACTATGGAACTCGAGAGTATCTAGCTCAAATAACTTATGTAAAATAAAATGAAATCGGGCATCCAAAAGGATGCCTTTTTTCATATCCTAAATTAGGAATCGCTGCATTGAAAAGTTATTAAATGAAGTTTGAATAGAAGTAAGCAATCAAAAACGAAACAAGTTATGAGAGGTTTTGTGAAAGGGTTGCTCACCATGATTATAGTGTGGCGAATCATGTACGCGAGGGAGACTGTATAGACATAAATATATAAG